CGCCGTATTATCACGCCAAGACGGCCGCCGCCTGGCCTGATCAGGCCGACCTCGAACGGTCGCGGCGCTCCGGCCTCGTCTGGCATGGGGGCAGCTTCGTTTACGACCCCGAGGCACATCGCGGCGCGGCGATGCATCGGCTGGGCGAGGATCACGGCCCGCTGACGGTCCAGCTCGATCCGAATTCGAAGGCCGACGTCGACGTGACGGTTCACGTCGACGAGTCGTCGCTGCTCAAGGTGATCACCGACGCGGTCGCGAGCGCGACAGGCAATCTCGCCGTGCATATCGGACGAATGGACGGAGACGCGGCGCCGCGGCGCGGCGGCATCGGCCATATGTGAGAGGGGCGGCCATGGCCTTGGTGACGATCAATGTCGACGCGTCGAGCCTCAAGCAGCTCGTCGCCGACCTCGCGCGCCTGCAAAGGCGGATTCCGCTGGCGATCGCGCGCGGCCTCAACGAAGGCGGCGACAAGGTGCGCACGCAAGTCCGCGCCGCGATGCGCCAGCAGACCGGGCTTGTTCGATTGAAGTCGGTCACCGAGCGCTCGTCGACCATCCGCGCCTTTCCCGGCAAGCTTGCCTATACGATCGTCTTCAAGGGGAAGCCGACGACAAAACCCAACGAGTTCGTCACCCGCGTCAAGAAGGGCCCCGGCGGCGGCGTGACGGTGCGGATGTGGGGCGTCGACCATACCTTCCCGCGCTCTTTCCAGATCGCCGGCATGACCGGGACGGACGGCCTGCGCATGCGCCTGGGAGGCCCGCGCATCCCCATCCGCGGCTTCAAGGGGCCGAACCTGGCGAAGGAAGCGGTCAAGGGCGACGTCGCCGCGACGTTCCTGAGAGAGGCCGATTCGCTGGTCATGCCAATGATTGAAAAGCAGATTGCACGAGTCATCAAATGAGCGGCGCGACGCCAGGCGACGACCTCTCGCTGGACGATCTCGCTTGCGTCGTCGACGACCTGGCGCGGCGCTACGCCAAAGCCTTGGCGACGGCGATCGAAGCGACAAGCGATCGCGCCGACGAGCGCGCGCACGCGCTGGCGCGGGGCGACCTGCCCGGCGTGCGGCGCATCCTCGCCGAGATAATCAGCGACATTGAAGCCGTCGAGCGGCGGGTCGACGCGATCGGCGACGATCGTCGCGCCGCCATCGTCGAGGCCGGGCGCCGGCTACAGAGATTTTCGGACGCTGTTGAGGCAATTCAGGCGATCCGCGCGGCCGACCTGGACGACGGGCGAATGGTCGCCATCCTCGGCGATCCGCTGGCGCAGCATTTCCCCGTCCTGGCGCTGACGCTGTGCGGCGCCGGGACCGCGGCGAAGGTCGCGCTCGAGGCGATGCAAATCGCGGCGATCAACGGCGGCGTTCCGCCGTCGGCCGACCCGGGCGGCGGGCGGCTGCAATGAAAGAATTCGAGATCGGCGGCCTCGACATCCGCCGCGGTGGCCGGCCGGGCGCGTTTCTCCTTTCCGCGCCCGGCGGCGGCCGACATTTGGACTTCGAACGCGATAGCGTATGGATGACCTAGACGGATTTTGGTTGTCGGTGACCGAGCTTGCCCGCCAGCGCGGCGTCGACAAGGCGGCGATCTCGCGTCGCGCCAAGCGGTACGAAGAGCAGGGGCTCCTGCATCCGCGGGTCGGCAAGGGCGGGGCGAAGATGATCAACGTCGCCGAGTTCGACAGGGCGGCGGGAGAGGCCACAGACGCGGTCAGGGAGCTCAACGGCTCGCAAGGCGGCGCCGCGGCTGTCTCTGTAGCCACGGCGCCCGGCGACCCCGTCCTAGCGCGAGAGCAGGCCCGCCGCGCATCCTATGACGCTGATCTCAAGAAGCTCGAGCTGGAGGAACGGCTCGGCGAGCTTGTGCCAGTCGCGGCCGTGCAAGAGGCGATCGTCACCCTGAGCGAAAACTTCGTCCGCGCGCTCGACCAAATTCCATCGCGGGCCGAGGAAGGCTTCGCCGAGGCGGGCAAGGGCGGTCTGGCGGGGTTTCGCGCCTTCCTGCGCAGTCTGGCGAACGGCGTACGCGACACGCTGGAGCGCGATCTGAAGGGCCTCGTCTTGGGCGCCAAGCGAGCCGAAGCCGACGCGCCATGATCCAATTTCGGCGCGACGCCTTCCTCGTCGTCGCCGAGGCGGCGCTTTCGGTCGTCGCCCGGCCGACGCAGATCGCGCCCTCGGCGTGGGCGAGCGCCAACCTCGTCGTGCCTGACGGGCCGCGCGCCGGCTCGGCCTGGGATTTGGCGCTGACGCCCTACGTCGCCGAACCGCTCGACATGCTCGGCCCGGACTCGCCGATCAACGAACTGGCGGTGATGAAAGGGGCGCAGTCCGGCTTCACTTCGATGCTGATCGCCGCGCTCGGCCACATGATCGACCGCGCGCCATGCCGGGCGATGGTGATCCAGCCGACCGACTCGGCGCTGTCGAAGTTCAACCGGGAAAAGCTCGACCCGGCGATCAAGGCGTCGGACGCGCTGAAAAAGAAAGTCGTGCCGCAGACCTCGCGCTCGTCGCAGGGCTCGACGACCTACAGCAAGCGCTATCCCGGCGGCTCGCTGACGCTGGCGATCGCCACCTCGGCGGCCGATCTGCGCTCGGACACGATCAAGGTCATGCTGCGCGACGAGATCGACCAATACCCGGACGATCTCGACGGCCAGGGCGACCCGCTGGAGATCTCCGACGGCCGGCAGATTTCCTTCCTGGCGTCGGGCGACTGGAAAAAGGCGGACGTGTCGACGCCGACGATCAAGGGCGGGTCGAAAATCGAGCGGCGCCACGCCCTGGGCGATCAGCGCCGCTGGCACGTCCGTTGCCCGGAGTGCGGCGAGGAGTTCGTTTTCGAGTTCGGCCCTAACTTCCGCTTCGAACCGACCTTCCCGCACAAGGCCTATTACGTCGCGCCGTGCTGCGGCGCGATCATCGGCAACCATCGGAAGATCGACATGATCCGCGGCGGCCGGTGGGTCGCGACCGCATCCCGGCCGGGCGCGTTTCCGAGCTATCACCTCGACGCGCTGTCGAGCCCGTTCGTGCCGTGGGACGAAATCGCCAAGGCGTCGATCGCCGCCGGCGACGATCCCGCCAGGCTGAAGACGTTCTGGAATCTCTGGTTAGGGCTGCCTTACGAGTTCAAGGGCGACGCGCCCGACCACGTGCGGCTGATGGAGCGGCGCGAAGACGCGCCGCCGCGCGGCCACGTGCCACCCAAGGGGCTGCTGTTGGTCGCGGCGGCCGACGTGCAAATGCGCGGGATCTGGGTCGAAGTGCTGGCGATCGCGCCGGACCGCCAGACTTGGGTCGTCGACGCGTTTTATTGTGACGGATCGACCGAAGCGCCGGGCTCGCTCAGCGACGCGCCGGACAGCGGCAACGCCTTTTCGCAAATGCTGGCGAAGACGATCGGCCGGCAGTTTCCCGACGCTTGGGGCGGCATGCGGACGATCGACGCGCTGGCGATCGACTCGGGTTACCGCAGCCACGTCGTTTACGCGACCACGCGCGCCAATCAGCGCCAGCACGCGAACACCGGCGAAGACGTGCTCTTCGCGGTCGATGGGCGCGACGGCTGGGGCAAGCCGCCGATCGGCACGCCTTCGCTCGTCGACATCGATCTGTCGGGCCGCAAGGTCAAGAAGGGCTGCAAGATCTGGCCGGTCGGAACGTGGTCGCTCAAAGGCGCGTTCTACGCCGACCTGCGAAAGGACGGCCTGCGCGCCGGGGCCGAGGTCGACCCGGAGGGCTATTGCCACTTCGGGACCTGGCTCGACGAGACCTATTTCAGGCAGCTCACCGCCGAATATCTCGCCGAAGAGACCTATCGGGGCCGCGCGCGCAAGGTGTGGAAGCTGCGCGCTTCCGAGCGGGACAATCACTTCCTCGACTGCCGCGTCTATAACCTGGCGCTCGCCGAGTACCTCGGCCTGTCGTCAATCACGCCGGCGCAGTGGGCGGCCCTCGCCAAGGAGCGCGGCATGCCGGCGCGCGAGACGCCGAGCCTGTTCCGTCGGACCCTCGCCGACGGGACGCCGGCGCCGGCGGCGGTCGACATGGCGGACGTCGAGGAAGAGGCGCTCGACGAGCGGCTCAAGCGCCTGGCGAAGGCGAACGCGGAGTTGTTTAGGTAGGGCGACGGATATTTTGCCGCTCGCTGAAGACTCCCTCGACGGATGGTGATTAGCTCCTCCCGCTTGGGGGGGGCCGGCGGATGGGCCTCGTCGTCGCGATAATCATTATCGCCTTCCTGATCATCGCCTCGCGGTCAGCGCCGCGCCGCTCGCGAGCTTCCTCGCGCGCGCCGAGCGACCGCCGGCCCTGGATTCAGGACCGCGCAGAGCCGCTTCCACCCTCCACGTCGAGAGTCCGGAAGACCAGGCGGGCAATCGACGCGCCCGTTTTCATCATTTACCCAGCGGCCCAATCCTCTCCCGCCGCCGGGCGACCCGGACCGCTGGCGGCGAGCGATGGGTTGAGATCTGAAGCTGGGCCTGGCGCGCCGTCGCCGCCGGGCGGCGACCGGCGCAGCGATCAGGCGGCACATGCGTCGCCTGTTTCTCTGGCGGGGGCGGCCTGGCTGACGGCCTCTGACGACGTCGACGAAGACTACGAAGCGTTCGTCGCGGCGACGTGGGGTTCACCGGAGGCGATCGACGCCCGCGTGACGCTGGAGCGCATCACTTATGACGGCCGAGCGACGACGTCGGAACTGCGTTCGCTCGTTCCCCGCCGCGACGGAGATTTTTACGTGAACACGGTCGAGGGCGGCAGCCGCAAGACCTATGTCGCCGGACGCTACAAATGGCGGCGCGCCGGACAATCCGTCGATTCCTCGGCCTTCAAGGCGATTCGCGCTGGCGTAAATCCCGAACGCGCCCTCCGTTGGGTTCCATATCCGCGGTCGGCGGCAGAGGCGCTCGCGCCGGAAAACAACCATGTCGGCGCGATCGGGCGCGCGTTCGTCATCGGCTACCGCGATAGCCGCGGCGAGACCTCATACCGCGTTGTCAGCAGCGTCCGGCGCAGCGCCGACGGCTTCTCTGCTCACTGTCACTTCCGATGGGGCGAGCTGCGCCACTTCCTGTACGCGCGCCTGCTGAGCGTGGCCGACGCGGAGACTGGCGAGGTGATCCCGCTTGAAGTCTTTGCCGACCGCGCGCGCCCGCTCGCGGGCGGCAAGGCAAGAACGAAGGCCCGCGGCGGTGGATGATCAGGCCGCGGACTTCCTGATGGCGCGAAGCGCGATCGGAGGTCCCGCGAGCAAGCCTCTGGCGAGCGTTCGGCAGCCTCGATTTTGCGTAACGCCATTCGCCTTACAAAACGGTTTGGCGGTGAAGAAGTAACACGGGACGTCGAGGCAATTCGTGACGCCATGACGTTCTGATTTCGGCGGCTCGCGACGCCCGGCGCCATCAGGGCGCTTGTTCCTTGCTGGGCGCCGTCGTTTCCTGGCGCGGCAACCCGGAGACGACATGATTGCGCCTGAAAAGCTCGTCGAGGTCAGGAAGCTCGCCCGCGCGCGCATGCGAAAGCAACGCGAGCGCGATCGCGCCGCGCGCCTCCCCTCGACGCGGGAGATCGACAACGCGCTGAGGGCCGGCTTGGCGATGTTCCTGGCGAACAGCAACCTGCGCCGCGCCTCGGAAGTCAAAGGTCATCCAATCTTCCCGCACGTCCTGTCCGCGGCGGTCCAGGAGCTCAACCGACGAGATTTCGACATGAAGAACCGGGCGGCCATCAAGCGCTTCTGGAACCGCCTCGGCGTCTTCGTCGAATGAGCGGGCGCGACGCCTCAGCCATCTCAGACTCACATGCAAGCATTTTCTCGTCGGCGCACATGCTTGCACCTATTGACTTGCTAGCACGTCTGAGCCTAGATAGGTGCTAGCACCTGATGGTGCTCCATGTGAGGGCCTGCCATGAAACGGATCATTGATGGCGTCACATACAACACGGCGACGAGCACCAAACTTGCGCAGTCGGACTACGGGACCGACTACGCCGGGGTGACCTATCCCTGCGTTGGAACGCTCTACCAGACGAGGGGCGGAGCCTACTTCGTCCATGAGAACGTCAATCTCGGGTACGATCGGGAAAAGGAAGAGCAGACGTTCCGCGACCGGTTCGATGCATTGACGGCGGCCGAGGCTCAGAAATGGATAATGACCGGAGAGGTCGAGGTCTTTCACAATCCGTTCGAAGACCCGCCGGAAGCCAGCGCCGAGGATGAGCCGGGCGCGACTATTTACGTCCGCGTTCCCACTTCGTTGAAAAAGAGGGTCGAGGACGAAGCCGAGAAAATGGGCCTCTCCGTCAATTCGTTCGCGTTGCGTTGCTTGGAAAATTGTA